TAGTAAAGAATTTTTATATACTGTTTCTAAAGAAGCAAGAACAATAAAACAACAAAATAAAAAATTAATTATTGTAGCTTGTGATGATATAAGTATATATGTAGATGAACTAGCTTGTTATATTGAAGCTTTAAATTATGCATTTGTATATCACGATGTATACCTTATGCCTTTTCATCCAGAAGATAATGAGGATGATGTAAAGTTTTTACAAGAAGAAAGTATAATTAAACAAGCTGATAAACCTTTTTATATGGTCCTTATTCAACCATATAATGAGCTGGAAGAAGCTTCTAAACTTCTTCACAAAAAAGGGTATTATGATAAATGGGATAAGGACTATTATCAAGATACTGTAATTAAACGACAAACCTATAGGAGAGTATACAATGATGGGAAAAAAGAAAACAGCTAAAAAAGGAATGAGCATGATGAGTGGTGGTGGAATGACTAAAAAGAAAAGAGTCAAGAAAGCTATGGGCGGTGCTATGAAAAAGAAAAATGGCATGGGCATGATGCGTGGCGGAATGGCTAAAAAGAAAAGCAAGTAGTGGCTACTAACAAATTACAAAATCAAATGGATTCATTTCTGATACCAAGCTCAGAGATGAATCCTACTATGGGATTATATGATGTAGCTACACCTCAAAGTGCTAGAGAGGGAACACCTAAAAGATTATTTGACCCTATGAGAGCAAGATATAAAGAGGGTGATGTAGTTACAGAAGATACAAAAGAATACAATAAAGCATTATCTGTATACAGAAAAATGAAACAGAACAATGCAGACGATGAAACAATTGCAACTTATATTGGTATGCCAATGTTAAATAAAATTAAAATGAATACAGAAAATGTTACACAAGCTGCGACAGGTGGTTTAATGGGTGGAGACCCAAGAATAGGAAGACTACAAGAAGATACAGGATATAGAGCATATCAAGAAGGTGGCGAAGTAACTGACGAACCAATGCAAGTAGAAGAATTAAAACCGGATGTATCAATGCAAATGGAATCAGCGATGACCCCGGGTGATGATGTTGAAACAAATGCTACAATAGATACTTCTGTTTTAACTTCTGATGAAGAACAAGTTTTAGAACAAGCTTTAGAAGAATACCCAATGTTAATGGATATTATTTCTAAAATGACAATGAAAGAATTTACCGGTGAAGGCGAAGTTGATGGACCGGGAACAGGAACTTCAGATTCAATTCCAGCTATGTTATCAGATGGAGAGTTTGTCTTTACAGCTAAATCTGTAAAACAGATAGGCGTAGACAAGCTTAGAAATCAAATGAAAAAAGCAGAAGAAGAATATGATAGAGCCATGAATGTACAAGAAGCTAATCAAACAACTACAGCTTCCGAACCTATGATGGCAAGAGGTGGATTAATGTCCGCTTCTAAAATATAGAGCTACCCGGGTTATCACCTAGGCACTCTATATCGGCTACTTTTACATACTGTAAAACCCCTATTAACTAAAAGAAAGGTGATAAAAAATGGTTGAAAGTAATGAGAACACTTTATTAAACAAAGCTACTTCTCAGAAAAGCGAAAGCGAAGAAGTGAATCCTTATAATATGAAAAAAGATTATATTGATTATGACCAACAAAAACAAAATGCATCTACAACTTTTCAAGATGCAAATACAATAGCTGTTAAGAAAGACCCTCCAAAAGTTGTTGTTGATTCTATGCAATCACAAGAACTAGAAGAAGACACTCCGGAAGAACAAGCTGACCAACCTTATAAAAAGGTAGACTACAAGAAAAGATACGATGACCTTAAAAAACATTATGATACTCGTGTTAATTCTTTTAAGCAAAGAGAAGAAGAACTTTTAGCTGAAGCTAGGTCAAGTAGACCTAAATATAAAGCTCCTAAGAGTGCTGAAGAACTTGATGCATTTAAGAAAGAATATCCAGATGTTTATAATGTTGTTGAATCTGTTGCTCACATTCGAACTTCAAAAGAGTTAGAAGATGTTAAGCAAGAAGTTAGTTCTTTAAAACAACTAAATCAACAAGCTAACAAAGAAAGAGCAGAAGCAAAACTAGCAAGAGTACATCCAGACTTTGAAACAATTCGTGAGTCTGATGCATTTCATAGTTGGGCTGGTAGTCAACCAGAAGAAATAAAAGGTTGGGTATATGGTAATAACTCTAATGCAGAGTTAGCTTCAAGAGCAATTGACCTTTTCAAACAAGATACCGGCAAGTCTAAATCTAAAGAAACATCTGGCGATGTTGTACCTGCTTCTGAAATGATACAAATTAAGAACAGTAAAGACATTGGCTATGGCTCTAAGAAAATTTGGACTCGTTCTCAAATAGCGGCTATGTCTCAGACAGAGTTTGATAAGAACGAAACTTCTATAACTGAAGCTATGCAAGATGGTCGTATTATAAATGATATGGGCAATCGTAAGTATGGTGGTTCTGGAAATCCAACTTATTAAATAATTAAAAAGATATAGTCATCACATTAACTTTTAATTAATAAGGAGAATACAATGGCTGTATTTCAAAATGCCGGTGGTGCTGCAAATAATAACTTTAATGCAGGTACTTCCGGTCAGACTAATGAGTTCTTCGTACCAGAAATCTTTTCGAAAAAGATTCAAAACTTTTTCAGAAAATCTTCTGTAATCGAAGCAATAACTAACACAGACTATGCGGGTGAAATCGCAGCTTTTGGTGATACTGTAAACATCATCAAAGAGCCAACAATCACAGTAGCAGCTTACACAAGAGCAGCTTCTACTACTAAACAATTCCTAAGTGACCAAGAGTTAACACTTGTCATTGACAAAGCTAACTCATTCAAGTTTATTGTAGATGATATCGAAGAGAAATTATCTCACATTAACTTTGCGTCAGTAGGTGCGTCTAGTGCAGCATACACACTAAAAGACACAATGGACTCAGAAGTCCTAACTACTATGTTTGCAGGTGTGTCAACTTCTGCTCCAGACCATAGACTGGGTGGTGACGGAAATGGTGCTGTATCAACTAGCTTTGGAACTAACGACCCATTAGATATGGGTAATGGTTCTTCAGAACTTAGTCCTTTAAAAATCATGGCTAGAATGGCTAGACTTTTAGATGATTCACAAGTTCCAGAAGAAGGCAGATGGTTTGTTGCAAAACCAGAGTTCTACGAAGAACTAGCTGATACTGATTCAAAACTAATGTCATCTGACTTTAACCAAGGTGACGGAGGTGTGAGAAATGGACTAGTAGCATCTGGACAAATCAGAGGATTTTCTATGTATAAATCTTCAAATGTTCCAGCAGTTTCTGGTACAAATTCAACTGGACAATGTTTAGGTGGACACATTTCATCTACAGCAACTGCACAGTCAATTCTTAATATTGAAACTCTAAGAGATACCGATACTTTCGGTGACATCGTAAGAGGTCTTCATGTATATGGAAGACAAGTATTAAGAGACGATGCAATTATAAAAGCAGTATACGCAATTGACTAATATTTAGTTACACAAGGGGCGATTAAATTCGCCCTTTGTTTTATAAAATATAAAAAGGATTTACAATGGCACACAGTTTTAAAAACGGAATACAATACGCTGATGTTATAACAAGACATCAACCTCATGTATTAAAAGGGGATAGAGTTGCTTCAACACATCATGGTAAAGATTTACATCCTAGAAAATACGGGGTAGAAGATTTAAGAAGAGAATGTGATAAAGGTGACATGGGAACAAATGGCAGAGAAAAACTTTATCCAGAAGATTTAAAGTTTCCAAAAGTATAGTTAAGGAGAGTTAATGGCTGCTCCGTTCAGAACATTTTTAGATTTATGTAATACTCTTATTAGAGAAATTAATGAAGTTGAATTAACTTCTTTAAATTTTACTAATGCAGTAGGTATACAAAAATTTATTAAAGATACAATCAATAGAGGTTACTTTGATATTTGTAATGCAGAAGACAAATGGAGTTTTCTTGCAGTAGGTGACCCTTCAGATAATTACTATGGTAATGTCAATGTTGAAACAGTATCTGGAACAAGATGGTATAAATTTAATACATCATCTACAGGAGTAGACACAGATTATAGTTTTGTTGATTATGAAAATGTAACTCTTACAGAAGAAGGTGTATCTGGTAAAGATGCTCCATATGAAGTAAGAAACTTACATCCTATTACAACAGAATTTTGGACAAAGCATTATGCAGTTTCTGAGTCAGTAGACAAAAGTAATTCACAAACTTTTGGAATACCACAAAGAATAATTAGAAGTCCAAAGAATGATAGATTTGGTTTATCACCTATACCTAATGGTGTATACAAAATTTATTTTTTTGCATATTCACAACCAAGTGAATTAACAAATCATGGTGATACAGTAGTATTTCCACAACAATATACTACAGTATTATTAGCAAGAGCAAGATACTACTTACATCAGTTTAAAGATAATATAAGTCAATCACAATTAGCTGATGCAGAATATAAAAAAGGTTTAAGAACTATGCGTGAACAATTAATTGAATCATTTCCGGATAGTATGATTGACGATAGGATTAGAATAGTATAATGCCAGAGCAAGGTGTATCAGTTACTTGCGAAGGTGGATTAGATTTAGTAGGCACAACACATAATCTTTTTAGAACACCGGGAGTCGCAACAGCTTTAAAAAACTATGAGTCTTCTATTCATGGTGGATATAGAAGAATAAATGGTTTTACAAAGTTTGGTTCGGCACAACCAAGTGGTACAGATGATATCGAAGGTATATTTAGATATTGTCAAGGAGTAGTTGCTTGTGCTGGTGCTAACATTTATTATAGTACAAATGGTAATAGTTGGACACAAGTAAACAAAGATACATACCAAAATAAAACAGGAACAGTTTCAGTAACAGCAGGTGCAGCAACAGTTACAGGAAGTGGTACAAGTTTTACTACTGAGTTTGCAGTAAACGATGACATTAAAATTAACAATGAAGTATTTAATGTTTTATCAATTACAGATAATTTAAACTTAACAGTAGATGGTAACTTTGCAAGTTCAGCTTCTAGTCAAGTTATTAAAAAGAATGGAGCAAATGATTCACAATTATCAAGTGGGTCAGCAATAGCTAGAACAAATCAAGCTGATTGTAAGTTTGCTTTATACGAAGGTGATACTCAACATGGTGAGTTATTTATTGTAGACGGAGTAAATAAACCTGCTATGTTAAAGATAACAGTAGCTGGTGGAGTTAATACTTACAGTTTTAAAGAAGTAGAAAGGTCTGCACCAGACAAGTCAAAGTTTGCTACAATATTTGGTGAACGATTAATACTTGCAGGTGACTCAGATAATCCACAAGTTGTATCATATAGTACAAGATTAAAACCAGAAGATTTTACTGGAGCTTCGGCAGGAACAATTGATATTGGTGATAAAATACAAACAGTAAAACCTTTTCGTAATAAACTAATTGTATTTTGTGAAAGCAGTATTTTTCAAGTATCTGGATTAGACGGAACACCAGTTGTATCGGGAGTAACAAAAAATATTGGATGTGTTCATGGTAATACAGTTCAAGAGATAGGCGGTGACCTTGTATTTCTTGCACCAGATGGTTTAAGAACAATTGCAGGAACTGCTCGTATTGACGATATAGAATTAGGTTCTATCAGTAGAAAAATATTACCTTTATTTAGAGATAATGTTTTTCCTAACTTATCAACTATACAATTTGCTAGTATGGTTGTTCGAGAAAAAAGTCAATACAGATTATTTTATTATCAAAGTGGACTTTCTAATCCACAACAAAAAGGTATCATAGGAACTTTTAAAATAGCTTCTACAGGTGCTGTAGGTTATGAATGGAGTGAAACAGAAGGTATACCAGCTAGACGAGTTCATGCAGGTATAGATACAAATGGTAATGAAGTTTTGTATCATGCAGAAGTTGATGGTAGAGTTTACAATCACGATGCTGGTAATGATTTTGATGGTACAAATATAATAGCAATATACAAAACACCAGATTTAGATTATGGAGATTCTGGTGTAAGAAAAACTTTATATTATATTAAAACAAGTATTAGAGCAGAAGGAACAAATAGTAATTTAACAGTTTTACCTAGGTACGATTTTGAAAGTCCAAATGTACCTCAACCATCTGAAATAAGTTTAGGTAACCTTATTTCTGTTTCAACATTTGGTAATGCAGTATTTGGAACAGCAATATTTGGTGGTACATTATTTCCACAACAAAGGGCAACATTAACAGGTAGTGGATTTACAAATAATTTTAGAATACGAAGTGCAGGAAATCAAGCTCCTTACACAGTATCTGGATTCTATGTAGATTTCATAGCAGGAGGAAGAATATAAAACATGGCAGCATACATTAGACAAAGTACATTTTCTGATGGTGATACAATTTTTGCATCACTATTAAATAATGAATTTGACCAATTACTAGCAGCATTTAATGTATCAACGGGTCATACACACGATGGTGCAACTACTGGTGATGGTGGTCCAATATCTAAATTATTTAGTAATGCAATTACTTTTGGTAAGAATGAAAATACAGATATTGCTATAACATTTGATGGTTCTTCTAATGATGGTGTAATTACATGGATGGAAGACGAAGACTACTTCCAATACTCTGATGATATTTTATTAAGCACTACTGAAAAAGTTTTATTTAGAGACTCAGCTATTTATATTAATTCATCAACTGATGGACAATTAGATATAGTAGCAGACACCGAAGTACAAATAGCTGCAACAACAGTTGACATAAATGCTAATGCAGATGTATCTGGTACATTAACATATGGAAGTTTATCAGATGGTGCTATAACTATTACTGCATTTGTAGATGAAGATGATATGACATCTAACTCTGCAACATTAGTTCCAACACAACAATCTGTAAAAGCGTATGTCGATGCACAATTAACAGCGTCTGACCTTGATTTCCAAGGCGATACTGGGGGAGCATTATCAATTGACCTTGATAGTGAAACTTTAGATATAGCAGGTGGAACAGGTATTGATACTTCTGGTAATACTTTAACAGTAGCAATAGATTCAACTGTAGCTACATTAACCGGTTCACAAGCTTTAACAAACAAAACACTTACAAGTCCTGTACTCAATACAGGCGTATCTGGAACAGCAATATTAGATGAAGATGATTTTGCTTCTGATTCAGCTACACAATTAGCAACACAACAATCAATTAAAGCATATATAGCTACACAAGTAGCAGCTTCAGATACTCTAGCAGAGTTATCTGATACTAATATATCTACGCCTTCTTCTGGACAAATTTTAATTTATGATGGTTCAGATAGTTTTGATAATAAATCTTTATCTGGCGATGTAACTATTAGTTCAACAGGAGCTACAACTATTGGCTCTGGTGCAGTAGAAACTGCGATGGTAAATGCAAATGTTATTACTGGACAAACAGCTTTAACTTCTGGTTTTGATACTGCTAACGACCATTTATTAATTCACGATGCAGATGCGGGTTTAAAGAAAATTTCACTTGCAAATGTAACTTCTGCTACTGGTGGTATTTCAGATGTTGTATCTGATACTAGTCCGCAATTAGGTGGAGCATTAGATGTAAATGGTAATGCAATAGTTTCTGCATCAAATGGAAACATATCTATTACACCTAATGGTTCGGGTAAAGTTATTCTTGATGGATTATCACACCCAACTTCTGATGGTTCAGCAGGACAATTTTTAAAAACAGATGGTAGTGGTACTTTAGCTTTTGCTACAGTAAATACAGATTTATCTGGTGATTCAACTCCACAACTAGGAGGTAACTTAGATGTAAACGGAAACTCTATTGTTTCTGCTTCTAATGGTAATATTGCTATTACGCCTAATGGTTCTGGTAAAGTTGTTTTAGATGGTCTTTCACATCCTACAGCAGATGGTTCAAGTGGACAAGTATTAACTACAGATGGTTCTGGTAATTTATCATTTACAAGTAAAACAGTAGATACTACTAACTTAGTAGATGATACTACACCTCAACTTGGTGGTGATTTAGATATAAACGGAAATACAATTGTATCAACATCAAATGGTAATATTGCCATAACTCCAAATGGTTCTGGTAAAGTAATACTAGATGGTTTATCTCATCCGACTGCCGATGGTTCTAATGGTCAGTTTTTAAAAACAAATGGTTCTGGTGTATTAGCTTTTGCTTCTGTAACTCAAGCAACAGGTAATGAATTAGAAAATCTTTCAGAAGATACAAGCCCACAACTAGGTGGTAACTTAGATATTAATGGTAATGACATTGTATCTACATCAAATGCAAATATTGACATTTTACCAAATGGAAGTGGTGTAATTAATCTTGATGGTAACGGAAGTTCTGGTGGTGTATCAGTATCAGATGGTTTAATAGATATTAGAACAGGTACAGGTAATGTAGCTAAAGTTAAATTTTATTGTGAGTCTTCAAATGCTCACGCACAAACACTTCAAGCACAACCTCACTCAGCAGCTAGTTCAGCAGTTTTAACATTACCTACAGCAACTGGTACATTAGTTGGAACAGGTGATACTGGTAGTGTATCAAACACTATGTTAGGTGGTAGTATTGCGGATAGTAAATTATCTACAATTTCAACTGCAAACAAAGTTTCACTTGCGTCTGTAGACATTGACGGAGCTACAGATATTGGTGCAGCTTTATCAACATCAGATTTAATTGCAGTAGATGATGGTGCAGGTGGTACAAATAGAAAAGCAGCTCTATCAAGAGTTGTAACATTAGTAGAAGACAATGCGAGTTTTTCTAGTCAAGGGTTCGCAACTGCGATGGCAATCGCATTATAATTTAGGAGGAGAATAGATGGCTCAGAATTTTAGAAGGTATACTGAAAACAATATCGGTACATCTGCTGTTGATTTCCCAAATGGTTCTAACTTTGATAGTTATGATACTGTAGTAGGAATACATTTAGCAAATATAACTGGAAGCACAGTTAATGTCGAAGTATACATTAACGATGGTTCTAACGATATTCATCTTGTAAAAGACGCACCCATCCCTAGTGGCGGAGCTTTGCAAATATTAGACGGGGGTGCTAAAATTGTAGTCCAGTCTGGTGATAGACTTTATGTTAAGTCTGACACAGCAAGTTCAATAGACGCTTGGGTATCGGTTGTCGATGCAATAAGTACATAATAGGAGAATAAATGGCATACATTGGGAACATACCCGCAGAACAATTTACTAGCGTAGATATTCAAAACTTTAGTGTTAGTGCAACTGCTAACTATACTTTGGATAGACCGGTAGCAAATGAAAACGAAATAGAATTATTTATTAATAATGTTCGTCAACATCCGGGTTCTGGTAAAGCATATACTGCATCTGGCACAACTTTAACGCTGTCAGAAGCTACTGCTGGTTCAGATACAATGTATTGTGTTTATCAAGGTAAGGCAAGACAAACAGTTACTCCGGCAACTTCAAGTGTAACAAATGATATGTTGGCAGGAAGTATAGCTGATGCAAAAATTTCTGCTATGGCAGCTAGTAAATTAACTGGCACAGTAGCACAAGCAAACATAGCTGACCAAGCAATCAATGAAGCTAAGATGCAAGTAAGTAATTCTCCAGTTAATGGATATATGCTTACAGCACAATCTGGTAATACTGGTGGATTAACTTGGGCAGAAGCTGGAAGTGGTGGATTAGTTTATCTTGGTGGCTCAGAAAGTTCAAGTTCAGCTAGTGCAGTTACTTTTGATAATGTTTTTTCTTCTACTTATAGAGCATACAAAGTTATAGGTATGTTTGCTCCATCACAAGATACTTGGTTTAAATGGAGATATAGGTCTGGTGGCTCAGATGTTAATGCAAATACATACACTAATGTTGCTAGAACAACTTACAATGACAATACTGATAGTTTTGCACAATATAATTGGGGAGCAAATCAAAGAACGTATGGTCAATTTGCAACTGCTGACGTTGATTCTGATGCTAATTCAAGTTACGTTGTTATTGATTGGACTTTTTACGACCCAAATACAGATGTATTTTCTAGGTCGCAAATGACAGGTTTACAGACTTTTAGAAATGGTGGAAATGGCAAACTTTATGTTGGTTACATGGGACAAGGTCAACACAGTAATACAAATAATGATGGAGTTAAATTTGAAACAAATGCTGGAACTATTAGTTATCATAGTGTCAGAATATATGGAATTGTGAACTCATGAGTGAATTAATTAATATAATAAATGGTGTGCCTACTCCTTTTACAGATGAGGAAAAAGCACAAAGAGAAACAGATATTGCAGAATATAATAACGCATCATCAAAACTTTTAAGAATAAAAAATATAAGACAACAATTTTTAAATGAAACTGATTGGTGGGTGTTTAGAGGAGAAATGACAGACGAACAAAAAGCGTGGAGAAAATCTTTACGAGATATACCACAAGATTATTCAGCAGATAAATATGATGAATTACTTGCTAGAGAAACAGATGAAACCAAAGATAACTTTGGACAATTAACACATACAGTATGGAGTAAACCATAATGCCAATAAGTAAAATAAATTTAACATCCGGTATTACAGGAGTATTACCTAGTACAAATGCAACTTATTCTACTCCTAGAAAAAATGCAAACCCAATAATTATAAATGGCAATATGGCTGTTGCTCAACGAGGAACAAGTAATACAAGCATAACTTCGGCAGGTTATTATACTTGTGACAGGTTTAAATTCAATCGTGATGGTATAGGTACATGGACAGTTACACAAGAAAGTTTATCTAGTGGTAATGCTTATAACAATGGTTTTAGAAAAGCTATTAGACTAGATTGTACTTCTGCAACTGCTTCGCCTTCTGCTGCAAATAATTTAAGTTTAATAACAAGATTAGAAGGACAAGATTTACAATTATTTAAAAAAGGTACATCTAATGCAGAAAAATTTACTTTAGCATTTTGGGTTAAATCTAATAAAACGGGAACAAGCCAAGTAAATTTAAGAGATGCAGACAATACAAGATTAATTAGTGCCACATATACAATATCTTCTGCAAATACATGGGAACACAAAGTATTAAATTATGCGGCAGATACAACAGGTGCTTTTGATAATGATAATGCTAATAGTTTACAAATAGAATGGTTTTTGGATAGTGGTACTGATTTTTCAAGTGGCACAGCACCAACAGCTTGGGAAGCGTCAGACAATACAGATAGAAATGCGAATAATTTAGCTTTAGGAAA